TAGTTGTAAAATGTAAATCAATTATACCACAAAAATTTGCATACCCTGTTTTTTGATCATAAATTGATAATGCATCTCTTAATATTTTACATACTTCTTCTATTTCATCAGGCCAATTATTTGATTTACTAAAACTTATTGCTAAATCATCTTTAATTCCTTTTGCCATTTTTTCAGAATTATATCTATCATAGGCTTTTGAATCTTTTTCTTTTTCAAAAATATTTATTAACTTTTTACATAATTCTGGTGATACAAAATTATCAAACATAGCTATAGAATCTACTATCTTTACATATCTTTTAAGACCTGTTTTTTCTGTTTCTTCATAACCAATATCTTTATTTTTTTTCATTATATCTCCGGGTTGTACATTTTAGTTAAACGAAAAGGTTTTTTAACCCCATCATAAGCGTGCTCTACGTTGGGTCCGTTTTTATCTACATAATGTAAAAAAGTTTGTAGATGAAAATCTCCTTCAAAATTTTCTCTCCAATGTTTTGACTCACATCCTAAATAGATTACAGCATCACCAGGTTTCATATCAACAGGGTTTCCATCAACGTATAATGGCCATTTAGTTCCATCACTGTCCCACATAGCAGAAACAGATATTTCACATGCTGGTCTGTCTACATGTTTTTGTAACTCCGCATTATAAGTATAAAATCTTGTAAAAGCATACGTTGGCATTAAAGATAATCCTGTTTCTTTTTCCATTATTTTTTTCTTTTGCACTAAAATAGCATCTGAAAAACAATCACTATAGAAAACAGAATCAGCATTATTGCTTGCACTTTGTTCTAAAGTACCATCAAAATCCTTAATATTTCTTTTGTGTAATAAATGAAAATAATGTCTGCCTAATTCCAATTCTTTTTTTGTAAAAAAATTTTTTATTAATTTATAATTAAAATCTTTTCTTATGATGCCCATGATATTATTGAATACCTTGTTCCTTTCTTTATTGGTTTAACTCTATGTGGATATAAAAAACAACTTGGCCAAATTATTAATCTACCTGATTCAACCTCAACTTTCACTATAAGCTCTTCTGTAGTAGGATTAAAAAATTCTAATTCACCTCCTTTATAGTCATTATTTAATAATAAAATAGCAGAGAGGATTCTTGGATTATTTAAAAAATGATCTATATGAGTTTGATAAAGACCACCTTCTTGATATTTTAATATTTCTAAACTAGATATAGTAGACATTGATGTTCCTATTTTAGGAGAAACTTCTTTTGAATATTTTTCAAAATATTTTTTAAAAAAATAACCTAAATAATTACACCAATGAATTTTAGTTTTTGAATTACAATCCCAGTTAGTTAGACTTAAACTTTCAACATTTCTAATTTCTTTATTTACTATATTATCTTCACCAATTCCTGCTGGTATAAATTTTTGTTTTAATGAATATTTAATTATAGATGATATGTTTTCTACAGGCAAAGCATTATCGTATATTTTTATATAGCTTTCTAAATTCATAGATATGAATATATAGATAATTTTTAAAAAGTAAACTAGTTATTAGTTATTTCTAAAGGAAATATTTGAGGACAATCAGTAAGGTTATAAATATATTCCATAACACAATCAGTGCTATTCCAAGAGTTGACGGCACTTATATTAATTGCTTCTAAAAACGTAACCATAGCTTTTACTTCAGTGTCATTATCATAATGTTGATCTGAATAATGTTTAAATTCTGTAATTAAATCATCTCTAACTTGTGTTAATATAGCCTGTGCTTCACTTGCATCTGTAACATTTTTAGCCACATCAGCAGTAACACCATCATAATCTTGTTTATGAAAAACAGTTATATCAGAATAATTAACTGTATCTCCACTTAAAGTGGCCACTGATTTTCTAATAGCAACTTTTAAATAATTAGCATCACTTACTTCTTTTGACACAAGACCTGTAGAAGTGCTTAACCAAAAATCTTTTTTAGCATCAGTAGGTGCTAATCTATAAAATTGATTATCTTGAAATATAAAATGTTTTGCCATGATTATGCGTTGTCAAAGATATATAAAAGACCTTTGCCTCCAGAGATACCAGCTGTATTTCTTTGAGTTCCAGTGCCTCCATTACCAAACTTACCTTTTATAACCGCTAGATTACTATCATTAATAGATGCACCATTGTTTGCGTTAGAATTAAAATTTGCTAAAAAACTTCCTTCAGCTGCAGTTCCTGGGTTTCCAGCTGTATGAGGTCCACTTTCTCCACCATAAGTTCCACCATTTCCACCATTTAAAGTAATAAGGTTAGCAACATTAGTTGCTCCTCCAGCGCTTCCATTATTACCAGGGATACCATTATTTCCTCTAGCTCCAGGACCCCCAACAGCGTAAGGTTGTGAAAAAGGGGGAGTAATGTCTGAAGTAAAAATTCCTTGCACTCCGTATCCACCTGCTCCACCAGTAAGATTATTTGGTCCAGAAGTAGAAACACCTGATCCACCACCTCCACCTGAAGAGGCATATATTGTAATTGAATTTCCATTACTAGTGTAAGTACCAGTAGCAGGACCAGTTGCAAATAATTTAGGTTTCATAACGGCACCTCCTGCACCAGATGCAGCTGCTATAACTCTTCCTGAAGAATCAATAGTTACTGTAGATGATGTAAAAGTTCCTTTTGATGATTTTATAATTCTTGGCATTGTTTTCTTTCCTCCTAAAATTTATTAATCAACCATCTCCACATAAGAAACATGAAAAGCTAAATCGTTAGCAGCACCAGCTGTAACAGCAATTAAATCTGTTTCATCTAAATAAAGAGGTCTTGCGATTAAATCTAATGTTGAGTCTGCAGGTACAGATATTGTACTTGCAATTTTATAATAAGTTGAACCATTGTCATTACTAATTTCTACTGTTGCATCAACAGCATTAGTTCCATCAATGTTTG